TCACCATCTTGTGCAGTTACGCTTACTGAATCAGGGGAACCTTGTTGACCCTTTGATATAGAAACGCTCATACCTTCACTGATACCTTCATATTCAGTGAGTAATGAACTTAATTCTCTATCCCAGCTTTCAAATACAGAATCATCTAATACATCTTTATCATGCATTGTTTGGCCAAAAGCCTTGAATGTATCACCTGGAGTAGTTCTTGCTTTATGTTGCATCCACTCACTTTTATCCATTTCAACTACATCCATTTCATCAAGACCCATTTCTTGATCATCCATTCCTGGAACAGTTGCTGGAATCATGTCGGTTTCTTTCATTAAACCAACAATTGGTTCTTGACCATAGCACTCATCCAAACCTTCTTTGTATCCTTCATGATACATACGGGCTTCTTCCGTATCATCATATTTGCAATTGTAACCTTCTTTAGCAAGAGCGTGACTCTTGCCTAAAAGTTTTGCTGCTGAGTGTTTATGCATACTTTCATTCACTTTCTTTTTTTGTTTCTTAGCATCATGACTAGCTTTTTTCATTGATTCTTTTTTATTACCATCTTTATCTAAATCAATAAAATCTGGCTTTGATGCTTCTTCTACTTTTTCTATGTCTTTAGTAACTTTTTTACCAATTTTTTCAGCCTTGTGATCTTTCTTCATGGCTTTTTTATCTTCTTTAGCTTCTAAAGTAGTTTGACTACGACCTGCACCAAGTGACGCACCATACGTGTCTATACCTGATGATGAAGGAATATCGCCTTCTGCCACACCTTGCTCAGGCAATACACCTTTAAGATCGTGTTTTCCTAGGCCTTGTTTAATTGCCGCTTTCAAATCAGCCTTAAATGGTCTTTTAACTCCTGTTTTATCCTTTCTTCCGCGAACATCTTTTCGAGAGGCCAATGGATCTTTTCCATATGGTTTGCCTTGTCTATTTAACGGAACTTTTTCATCATGGCTACGAGTATCAGGATAGAAAACAGGATCTATAAAATCATCAGTACTATTGGCCCACGCGCTCTTTTCGGCTTCTTCTCTTTCTCGTTCCTGTCTTTCAACATCAGGAGCATGAAGTTTTCCTAAATATTTAGGATCACGGTATTTTGCTGCTTCCTCCACACCTTCTTCTGATTCGTTTGTTTTACCACGCAACTTGGCCAATACTGCACCGGCTACTTTTTCGCCTTTTTCTTTAGAACCATAACGCTGGGCTGCACTCTTGGCGATCTTACCAAACTGTTTGCCTGGTTTACCGATATCCTTGCCAGCACGTGCCTTTTTAGCAGAGTAATCGGAATCGTCTTCTGACATTTCTTCTTTACTACCAGTCATTGTTACTTCGCCTTTGGCAACACTACCTTGTAGTGCTTTGATCTTATCTGCTGGGCCTGTGGCGACAACTTTACCTGTAGCAGGGTCTTGTAATTGAGCAGCGCCTGGCATTGGCTTCATTGTTAATTGTTGACCGGGAACACCTGCTTCATTTAATTCTCCCTTTTCTACCATTTGAATCCACTCTTTTAATCTGTGCTTAATGGTAGGCAACTTTTCTAGTTCTTTGCTCTTTTTAGGAACATTGCCAATTATCCAGCTTTGCAATTCTTTTGCGCCGCTGTATTTCTTGACTTCACCTGTTTCGCTATCAGCACCTTTCTTGGGGCGGCCACGACCACGCTTTACTATGGGTTCTTCTTTTTTCTTTTCATCGCCCTCTTCGTCGGTATCAACCTTGCGACCATAACCACCAGGTTCTGCTTTGTGAACACGACCAGTTGGAGTCTCTTTTGTAGCCTCAGACAACTGGCTTAATTGATTCAATAAAGATTTCATATCCATTTTACTATTCCTTATTATTTGTTAAAACTAGCACCTGTTTGTGGTTTAGCTGGTCTTGTAATTTTTGTCATGGGACTTTCTTTGCCCATTGTTGCCATATATGTTTCTGGCTTGAAAGGATCGAATGCATCGGGTGTTTTCTTACCATCGTATTGCATATCAATCTTGTCATTTTTAGTTTGATCTTTGATACTATCGAGATAACTATTGCCGTATGCTTTATTTGCTTCTTTGGCACCATTGGCAGAACCCATTTCAGTTTGATTTAGAATAGGTGTTTCCTTCATTTCATTTTCATACTGTTCTAATTCACTGTTAATACTATCATTATAATCTGTACCAACTACACGAACGGCATTAACATTATAACCTAACAATTGAGCGATTTGTTGAATCATTGTTTCTGTTGCAGGATATCTAAATTCACATTTGATTACTGTTACAGGCTGATTACTCATGTTGGGAAATCCATATGGATTTTTTTGAATTGGGGTAGTTTTTGGAGTATCAATTTTGACGGGATCAAATTTTTTAAGGTTGAACATAAACAAGTCTAGGAAGTTCTTATCGACTTCCCCGGCAACCTTAATAGTATAATTATAAGTGTGTATACTTTCTGCCAAATAGTATTTGAAACTTTTCATTAGGATATCCTTTAAACCATATTAATTATTTATCATTTTCCGTGTTTTTATTAACGATTGCCTTAAGCAATTCGTTACGGTCAAATGACTGTCCCGAACCTAAGGGAATGTTATCTAATTCTTTTTCTTTTTCTAATGTCTTAGCATCTATTTGGGCTTTTTTAAGTTGAAGTTCGATCATCTTGAGTTTTTTGTTTATCTTTGCTGTCTTTGCAGTGATAGCATGACCAAGCATTGTGCCTGCAACGCCGAATATTTCAGCACTAAATCTACTATCAACTTGCATTCCTAAATCTTGTAAGTCTTTATAACTGCTAACTGCTAACATAGCTAATTCATCCATCTCTGCATCGGCTAATTCTAAACCTTTTACTTGTGGTAAAGCAGATTCAATTTTTTCTAAATTAGAATATGCTTCAGTAGTGATTAGATCAGCCTCAGCTTTCTCAATCAAAGATTCATTTATTTCTTTGTCTTCCTCATCAGGTAGCTCAAATAGTTGTTCCAATTTTTTTGTCATAGTAAGTTATTTAGTCTACATTTAAGTCCGTGCCATCTTTTATAATTTCCAAGATTCATAGTAGTATTACAATGTTCACAACTAATTAATTTGTTTAGATTTTTTATTTGATTATCCAATATAGAAGGATTCAATTTCAGAAATTCTTTTCTTTTTTGAGAATGATTTTGTTTAGACTCATCCAAAGACCAATACCTATTACTAGCAATTCTATTAAGTTCTCTGGTAGATTGCTTTACTTCTCTATCCCTTAATTTCCAAGCTAATTTCATATTATTTTTTGTGGTTTCAGTTTTGGGAATTCCTTTAGATGCTTTTGATATATTTGATTTATGTTCATTACTTAGAGGTTTTCTTTTCCCTTTATTCTCAATCCTTATCGAATCAATGAACAATAATCTATACTTTTCATAATCTTTTGAAGAAAATAATTTTATATGTTTACTATTCAACATTCTCCAAATCGCTAAAACCATTTTAGATTTCATTTTTCCCACTGTCATTTTTACAAGTAATTTATGGCAAAGAGCGTGTTCCCTCGGAGTTAAAAATACTATATTAGAACTATCTTCAGGATCACCTGTTAACCAACCCTTTGGACCCGGGCGCGATCTATTGATGAAAAATGATTCGGGTATTATATGATGACGTTCTTTACCATCTTTTGAAATTTCTTGTTGAATTGAATTTTGAATTATTTTATAATAGATTGTTGTATAGCGATTATTGATAAATATCATTGCTGACTGCTCCTTGATAGCGTTAGAGAGGGTGGGTATAATCAGTACCGCGATCCTCACTTTTATTTATCTCTTTTTACCATTACTTTTAGTATTCATAAAAATAGAATCTTCGCTTATGACTCTAAAAACATAACCATGTTGTTTGCAATAAGCCATTGCAGCCATAAATTTAGCCTGATTAACGATAGCATGTGCTTGATCTTGTCTTGATTTTGCTTCTTTTAATGAAGTTTGACTTTTTGGTTTAACTTCAATAATTTCTGCTCTTATTTGATGAAATTTATTTTCATAAACTACGAAAAAATCAGGTACATACATTGAGGGTTTCCCGGTCAATGGGTTTCTGTAGGGAATTGATATCGCTTCACTGGCCCAATGGGTAATATGTGTATTTTCATCTAAAAACATCATTACTCTTAGTTCCCAACCACTTCGATATCTAGGTTTATGTTTGCCTACATATTTTTGGGGGTTTTTAACTTCGTAAACACCTTGTGCCCAATTTCCCATTTTATTGAACTATGTTTCTTGCTACCGGTTGGTTTGGTTTTGGTACAGATCCAACACCATACAATGAGGTTCTCGATTTTAGGCTATTTAAGTAATACGCTATAATTTGATTTATTTTTAACGTACTTCCTGCGCCCTGTAATTGTTCAAGTAATGTTAATGCGTCTATGTTAGTTTCTTGTGCTATTCTAAAAAGAACAGCCGTAAAATTATCTGCAATGTTTTTAGTAGCGCAAACATTTTTAAAAAACCCATTTACAATATCATACTGATCAGTTGGAATAGTTAGATCGACTGCATAAAAAGAATCAAATATTTTAATAGTTTTATCTAATGTAGTTCTTTGATCAATTATTTTAGCCATTTTATTTATCCATTGACATTATCTTGAGTGCCAGCCGTGCCAGTTATACTAATTTGTCTTGAAACTTGTTGTGCTATGGGGGGAGCACCAGCAGTACCTTGATTGCTTGGTGTTTGTCCATATGTAGGTATATCAAATAATTTCGACCTAGTTTTGTTATCAATATTCTGCAATGCGTTTTGTATACCCTGCGTAACTTCTTCTCTCAACGTTTGTCTTAAATTAACATTTTTAAATCCATTATAAACACTACCTGCAGTTCTAATAGCTCCTAATATATTATTGTTTGCTAATTGGCTCATAGTACCACCTACACCATCTATTAATCCATTTGGACCTAGAATATTATTGTTTGACCCTGGAGTAGCAATTGGACTCAATTTTCTATCATAATTGGTTCTATCCCCGAACCCAGTAACAATATTTTCAGGGCTATTACCTGCAAGAGAACCTTGGTTATAAACTACTGTTTCGTAATCTATAGTCATAGTGTTTGCCATAATTCCAGCACCTTCATCATAATTATATGTGTCATGACTAAATCTTGTGATTATAGGATTAATAAGAGTATAAGCAATAAAATTATGTCTATTTAAACCAAATATTGTTATGTTTTTAAAAAAAGGTTGTTTGATAGGATCAGGACCGTTTGGAACACTAGTTTCACCTATGTAACCCCAATCATCTTGACCTGTAATGCTAGGTTGGTATTGTGTTCTGCTATTATAATTGGCCGCGTTTGCTTGACTAATTCCGCCGCCGCCCCTAACTTCTGGTTGAGGCTGAGCGCCTCTTTTACCTGCAAAAATTACTTGTGGTTTAGTTGCATCAGCGTAATAATATGTGTAGTATTTGTACCATAACCCATTAATAAAATTGTCGTTATCGTCATGAAAGACTATATCTACGGGATCATATTTTATTTTTGTTTGATTGATGCGCTTGCGATTATATTGATTTAATTGTTGTGTTTCGACATTGTAGCTAGGTAATTTTACAGACTTTACTAAAATACCAAAATTGTTATTGTCGCCTTGAACATTACCGATAACATTAGTGTTTATGTCAAAGTAAACGTGAAATAAAAACTTAAATTTAGGAGCGTTTTGGTAAAACCCGTTCCTAAATGTTTTACTTGCGTGTGTATAATCTCTAAGGTAATCGTTGCCGAAGAATCCTCCGGCAACGTTATTTAAGAAATTACGTACTCCATCTCCTGCCATTTTATTGTATTAAGTCGTTGGACCAATACCTGTTGCGCTATCACCGCTTAGTATACGACCTACGCTTGCGCCAACGCCAGACCCAATTGGAGCTTGAATTGCGTTGTCATAACGAATTGTTAATGCAATTGAAACTTGATCACTGGTTGCGTAATTTAATGTATTGTAATTTGCTGCTTGCAAGAAACAACCATATAATTCCCATGTTTCAAGAACCACTGGAGCAGTAGTACCATTGCCACCGTCTAAGATTTCAATATTCATTTGGAACTTGTAATCTTGACCCGTTGCAGCACTTGCTTGTTCAACCATGTCGATTTGCTTTTGTAGTTGTTGACCAACTGCTCTGGCAACAGTTCCGCTTGCATCGTCACGAATGTTAATCGCAAGTGTTTGCCATTTGTGCTTACCTGCCAAATACATTGTTGAGTTGTAAACGTTTAGTGTAACTTCGTCAAATGTTAGATTTGGTCTTGAGCAATCCATAACTTGTTTAGTTAACTGCAATCCGCCAGCCTTGTCAACACCAAAATTTAAGAAGTTGACTCTGAATCTGAATTGTAGTTTTGGCATCAACAAACCTTGGTTTCCACCAGCGTTGTCAGACGCTACGGTCATGTTGAATAATGATTGGCTCGCTGTAGCCATAGTTAATCTCCTTGTGCCATTATAGCTGTTAAATTATTTTGTTAGCAATTATTAAAATGCCATCTTACTTATTTATCATTATGTAATGAGTGTGTTTCCACAC